GCCCCCCCCCATGGGCAGGCTGGCAAGTCAGGCTGGCAAGGCTCCCCTTTTAGCAGGGTAAAGCCTGATGCATTGGACGGGTTTCCCTAGGGGTCAGCAGGCAGGCTGGCAGGCTCTCTGGCAGGCTCTGATGGGCTGGCTGTGGGAATGGGCTGGCGGGCTGGCTTGGAGGCTCTGGAAGGCAGGCTAGGGCTCTCCGAATCTGGCAGGCCAGCAGGCTGGCTGGCAGGGGGTGGGGAGGGGGTAGGCTGGCAAGATATCGCCTAGGGATTCAGGCAGGCTCTGGCAGGCTGGCAGGCTAGGCAAACAGGCACAAAAAAGGGGAGCCTTTCGGCTCCCCTGATTCAGTCAGGCTATCCCCACAGTTTGCCCAGTTGCTTACTCAGGCTCTGGATATGCTTTGGCTGTTTCTTCATCCGCTTGACCTCAGCATTCCATTCCTTCCTCCGTTGCTCCGCTTCCTTCTGGCTGTGGGCTAGTGCATCAGTCTCAGTCAGTCCGACAACCTTTCCATCAGCGATGAATACCAGCGGTGTGCTCTGAAGCATTGCTCTGGCTCCAGCCTTGGCTTGCTCAGCCTTTTCCAGTTTCCACAGTTCCGTTGTGGCTGTGTCCAGCATGCTCTTCAGGTTTCTGCGATAGTCTCGCAGACATTCCCAATGCTTAATCATTCCGTTCCTGATGCTGTCAGGATTCATGTCGGGCATTTTGTTCAGCAGGCACTCTGCGGTGTGCTCTGCCAGCATTGCTTTGTGCCAGTTGATTTCCAGCAGGTTGATGTTTTTCTGCAATTCAGTTGCAGGCTGTGAGAGTGCGTTGCTCTCGGATTCGCTATGGGCGGGTTGCGTCATGGCACAGCCACGCTAGTGGCTCATGCGATTCAGACGCAACGCAAAAAAAGAGGGAGCCTTACGGCTCCCTCAGTTTCGCTATTCGTAGTGGGGTGTCCTTAGCGTCTCATGCTCATAAGGGAATCTCTCATGGTAGACTCCAGCATTCACTTCAGCCACTACGCTGGACAGGCTCCGCAGTTTCCTTCCGTTGTGATTCATGTCTCCCTCGAATTTCATTCCCCATGTGTCTCGGGCATACATCTTCGCTGAATCCATATCAGCAAATCTGCTGAAGGGGAATGAAGCCTTAGCCTGATGGCGGTCATAGAAACATCCTCCCTCTGCTGGACTGAATTCCAATCGCTCAACCCAGTAGAATGTCCAGAATCCTTCATGGTGTTTTCTGTCCCTCAGTTTCTCAGCCTGCCATTTACAGAGGTTTTCCCATTCAGCCTGTTCCGCTAGGAATTCGTTTCGCTTCCATTCCTTTAGGGCGGATTCATTCTGGAACCATTTGGAAACCATTTCTGCGATACCCTCAGGGGTCATGGTTGCGTTTCGAGCCTTCATGAATTCAGCAAACATGTTTGCTCGTTCAGTTTCGGATTTATGCTGTGCCTCAGCATGAGGGAGGAATGGTGTTAGTTCCTCGGATTCACCTTGAGCGTTGTGCGTCATGGCAACGCCAGTCTAAAGGACAGGCTGAAAATCCTGCAACGCAAAAAGAGGGAGCCTTTCGGCTCCCTCTGGTTTCGCTATTGGTTAGCAGTCATCTTCATCTTCCTCTTCCTCCTCTTCCTTATCTTCCTCTTCCTCTGAGCAGTCAGGACACACATCAGTCAGGACACCTAGCAGGAGATAATAACCATCAACCCCTTTGCTGACTTCTTCCTCCATCTTGGCTGTGATTGCTGGCTGGCCTCCCAGCGTTCCAGTCATTGCTAGGCTACTGAGCGTTTGAATCCGCTGGTAGACTCCAGCATCAACCTTACGCCATGCTCTGCTGGCTGTGGGAATCAGGCTGAAGATGTTTCCATCAACCCTGAGCCATTCAACCTTAGGGAATCGACTGCGAGAAATCGTGCAGTCACCGATTAGATACTGAGCCAGCATCTGTGAGGCTGAGAGCGTAGACTGGCTCTCATTCAGTTTGTTTGTTTGCGTCATGGCACAGTCAGGCTAGTGGCTCATGCGATTCAGACGCAACGCAAAAAGAGGGAGCCTTGCGGCTCCCTCTGGGTTATTTGCTTTTAGGCTTAGCGGAACCGAAAGCACCTAGGGTGTTTCGTTTGCGTTTGGCCTGAGCCTTTTTCTCTGCCTTGGCTTGCTCTGGGGTCAGAGCAACCTCTGCAGGTTTTTCGGATTCAGTCATGGCAGATTCATTTTAACAGGCTGGCTGGAAATCCTGCAACGCAAAAAGAGGGAGCCTTGCGGCTCCCTCGGATTGCTACAGGCAGAGGAACAATATGCAACTGAGCCAGAGGATTACAAACCAAACCACACCCCAGAGTAATGCTTCAATCTCCATGGTTATAGGATTCGGTTTCAATCTCTTCCATCCTGTCCCGATATTCCTGCAGGAATTGCCTAGCATCAAAACTGAAAGGCTCTGCCTGCTGATGGAGTTTGTCGGCCGTTTCACAGATTGAATCCTTTTCAATTTCCGAGTCTGAGCCTTGCTCGATTACAACCGAATCACCATTAGTGAGCCATCGTCTATCTTCCCATTTGTGGGTATAATTTCCAAAGGCAGGATGATAGAAATCTTCAGCCTTGTTCACGGCCGTTTTAAAATCCTTCAGAGCCTGACTAGCATCTTCCAGCAGGATTCGAGCGTTTGCCAATTCCTTTGTGAGACGATGGAATTCTGTATCCATCTTTCCCAGCAGAGTTTCCCTAGTGACGCTAGGTGCGGTGACAGCAGGGGAGATGCTATCGGGATTTTCCCCTTGGATGGTTGGTTCCATGAATCGGAACCTGACAGGCTGAGGAAATAAAACAACGCAAAAAAAGAGGGAGCCTTTCGGCTCCCTCTGGTTTCGTTATCCGAATCGGATTTCTTTCAGGAAACAATACTGCATGAACGCATCAGAGGAAACAGCATCTTCCTTTGAAGGATTATCCCGAGTGATTAGCATTCCAGCATACATGACTCGCAACCATTCTGGAGTCTTGGGGTCATTAACAAACTCCACCATTTTACCATGGAGCCAGTAGCATGTGACTGGGGAGTAATCCGTAATCGGTTTACCATCTTCCTCCATCCTGACATTGATTAATAATTCAGCATACAGAATCCCCGTAGTTGCTCCATGACTATGCTCTCCAGCCTTATTGTAATCCTGCCAGCCTTTTTGCGTTGCGTCGTGCTGGGCATCAAAACCCCATGAGCCATTTCCGAATCCGCCACACTCTACAGCACCGCTGACGCTATTCCACAGAGCCGTAGCATATTCCTCAGTCATAGGCTGACCTACGCATGAGAGGTTGAATTTACTGATTTCTTTATCTGTCTTAGTTAGTTTGGGCATAAGACATTCAAACTAGAGCAGAGGGGAATCAGAGCAAACAAAAAAAGGGGGAGCCTTTTGGCTCCCCCTTATTCCATGACTGGAAGGGTGGTTATTTAAGTTGCGTCAGAGCCTGACCCTTAAGGCAGAGCAGAGCGTTAACCATGTAGACCTCAGCCGTCACATCATTACCCTTGCAGATTTTCTCATGAGCAACCTGAGCAACCTTGTCAGCATCAGCCAGCAATCGGTCGAGCCGTTCAACATTCCATTGATGTAGGTTTTTCTGTCCCCGCAAACGGCTCCTCTTCAGGTTGAATCGTTTGAGCAGTTTATGATATTTGCCAGTTTCGTTTTCAGTTTGGTTGTTAGTGACAGCAGGGGAGATGCTGTCTGAGTTTTCCCCGATGGTGGTTGGTTCCATGTATGTGATACAAGTTAGAGCAGAGCCTGATGCAACCAAAAAGAAGAGGGAGCCTTTCGGCTCCCCCTGTTTTGATTACCATTCAAGTTTATCAGCCAGCCTTAGGATTTCGTTAGCCTCTATCTTGTGGCAACCAATCTGCATAACTCCTTTTGCTGATGCTACCCAGTTGAATGAGCCGATAGCAATTGGCAGTCCTTCAACCTCTTCCTCCTTAGCAGAGGCCAGCACCTTTGCCTTAAACCTTTTGAAGAGAGCCTTGCAGAGCGTTACTGGAACTCTTGCCTGCCTGTTAGTTTCAATGTCCTTTCCATTTGAAGCCAGCCTCAATGCAGAGCCAATTCTGTCATTTCCGTAGAAACAATAGCCTGCCTGAATTTCAAACTGCTGTAACAGGTCATATGATAGGATTTTGTCTGGCTCTGCTTTGCCAAGATTGATTGGCATCAGGATTTTGTCCTTAATTTCAAAACTCAATCGGTTTCTAACTTTCTCTAATGTTCCTTCTTCTTCATGGTTTCTCCATGCTTCAATATCTACCTGAATTGCTTCCTGCCATTGTGCTGACAATTCTTTTAACTGTGGCAGTAACTCAATGCATTTGGTTACTGTGAGAGCCAGTCTACGCTCAACTTGATTTATTTGCTTCTGCCTTTTAATATCAATCTTCTGAATATAAGCAGAGATGGTTTTCTTAATTGGGTTTGGATATCGAAATGCTTTGCAATTCAGTTTGAATGTCTTTCGGAAATCCTCTGCCATTAAATGGTCTACAAAAACCTGCATGGCTTCATGCTTTGCATAGCGTTTGATTCTAGGATTTCTCAGGTCATTTAACTTTGCCAAAACCTCATTGCACATTTGGTTATAGGTTTGAGTCTCTGAGCCAATTCCAGCAGGAACATAATAAACAACTGACAACTGTTTGTCCTTCCGTAGTTTCTTAAACTCTTCCTGAATCAGAGTGTATGCACACTCTTCTTTTTTATTAGTTTTGTATTTATCATTATCCAGAAGATGGAACGGGATATTTAATTCTAAGGGGATGCAGTTATCAATGCACCTTTTGTGCCTTGATGTAGTTATTGAATATTTTCTGGTAGTTACAATAAACACAGCCTGACTGTTAATGACCTGACGGCTGGCAATAGGGGTGCTATAACTATACATCTTAACTTTAGCACCATACTCATTCCCTTCACAAACTGTGGACATATTGGCTCCACATGACAGGTCATTGCGATTGCCATTTGCCCATTCATGGGTCATAGCATGCTGGTTTTCAAAAACTCGTTTCACTCTTTTATTGGTTGGTTGGTTGTTCATAGTGAGATAATCCTCCTAGTTAGTATTACAATGTCAAGAGTCTAGATATTTTTCTTTTAGGCTCTCATCTTCATTCAGGGTGTCAGCCACAGCATCAGCCAGCCTGCAAATACCCTCAGGGGTCATTCCCTGCAAAGGCTCTGCTGGCTCCCCTTCCTGATGCCAGTCAGTTAGGCTGATATTCTCGAATACTGGGATTATATATGAATCTTTTCCCTTGGCTCCCCAATACTCATAAGAGCCGATTCCGATATCTTCATATTCAACATCAGCAGAGCCAGAGCAGAGCCAAGTTTCGGAATCCAGTTTGACTGGGTAATCTTCAAATTCATGCAACATTTGCTTTTTCCTTTTCTGCTTTTAGGGTTAACTTTTCTAAATCAATTACTCGCATGCTGATAGTTTCAATATTTGTGTAGCAAACGATTTCCAGAATTTTAGATGTGTGCCGAGTAGGGGTTTCTGCTTTTGAATCTATGTCATCTTGCCGAAATTTTATTGCCTGATTTTCCCAGTCATTAAATGCGTTTAAGCAATCTGATGCTGAGCGAAATGAAGTTTGCTCACAGTAAACATTTATGCCACTAAACATATAGGCAAAAATGATTTGATAACGAGTGAGAGGTTCCTTATTAATGTGTTCCATGGTTTTTGGTTGGTTGGTTATTATTTGTTTTTTTGGTATCTGCAAAATCCTAATTCAGAGGGAGAGTGGGCATTAAGCCAGTTGCAATATTCAGCATAGTTATGCCTATACTGCACAGCAATTTGCCAATCAATTCCATCAACCTCAAGTTTGTCCATTTGTGCCTGCCAGTAATTAACTTTATCATATGCTTTTGAGTAAAGCAGATAGAAGTATTCGTTTTCTGGGGTGAGTTTACTCATTTGGTTTTAATAGATTCGATATTAAAGAATCTCCTTAGTGATGCTGTTAATCATGTTACCATGTTCGTCATACTCCCAATCTGGGCTATCAACATGAGGCTGGTCAGCAGGAGTAATTACCCCATCAGAATTAATGATGTATAAACCCTTTTTAAGTAAATCTATGATTTCTTGAGGGAGTGGTTTGAGAGCCTGTTTAATGGGCTTTTGTGTAGGTTGGTTAGGCATAAGGACTAAAGTTGTATTACAATTTGCTCCAGCGTCAAGGTCTGAATAGAGATTTATTTAGACCCTAACACCCTGCACAAATGTTCGTTATTGTTCAGGCTTGACATGAGGCTGGCTTGCATGGGGTCAAGAATTGCCCTGTCCGTAATCATGCCATGGAAACCAATGGCATCTTTAATATCGCATGATTCAAACACAGCCTCAGCCCCAATTTCTGCATCAGTTTCAATGATATAAGATGCCTTGCCATATATCAGGAATTCTTTGCCATCGTGCATGAGCCTGAAATTCTTTAAGGGATATTCAAACATAGTTGTATTTATTTGGGAGGTTCAGAAACATCAATAACCATAGGGTCTTTCTCACCCTTTAGCATTTTATTAATATCGTCATGGCTGATACGCAAACGATGCTCCACAATGGTAGTGGGAGCATCTTGCAGTTGCATTACCTTGTCAGTCATGATGGCGATTGCTAGGGGTAATTGTCCTGCTGGAATGTTTTCTATCTCAGCCAAAAGTCGGGTAGAGCCTTTGGATACAATCTGGGAGAGCAGGCTGGCTGTCTGCTTTTTCCATGTTCCTAATTCAAACTTACCAGAATCTTCCTCATCCTTTTTGATGGCAATAATGACTGGTCTACTGATGCCAGTTTCAGCATTGATGGCTCTAGTGCCTGCACCATCTTGAAGCATCTTTACAACCTCTTCTCTTTTTTGTTCAGGAATTTTTTTGCCTGATACTCTGATTAAAGGGTTTGTGCTTAGCCTGTCTGGTTGGGATTCATATTCCATATTTTTGCATATTACATCTTGACAGCCATAATGCAAGAGGTAATTCAAGCCCCATGTATCCAGCCCTAATTGCCATAGCATTGACCTGCATGTGTGCTTTGTTTGTATGCTGGTGCATTGCTTTTGTGGCATATCTATTTGGGCTTGGTAGGTTCGCTGAACAAAGAGCAAGGGCTAAGCGTATCCGACTATGAGGCTTAAGGCTAAGGACATTACACCCCTTAGAGAAAAGATAGCATTAGAGCAGGCAGGGCTATGCTGGCTATGTGCTGTGCCTCTGGAGTCTGTTATGGCATGCCTTGACCATGACCATGGCTCTGGACGCATTAGGGGTGTCCTGTGCCAAAATTGTAATGGCATTGAAGGTAAGATTTACAACCTAGCCAGAAGAGCCAAGCGTGGCTCTAGTGTCCCATTGTTTATAGCCAAGGTGCTGGACTACTGGGAGCATTTTTCGTTGAAGCCTAGGACTGAGTTACACCCTACCCACAAGACTCAAGATGAGAAGAGATTGAGACGAAATAAAAAAGCACGAAAAAGAAGGAAGAAGGCTTGACAGGCTGTGATACGCTAGTAAACATGCTGGTCTATGCATAACGCAACCAATCAGTCTAACCCAGTATCTTTTGCTGGAATGATAGACGCTGACTACCGCCAAGCCAAGGGTCTGAGCAAATCTATGCTCACCCATTTTATGAAGTCACCTGCTCACTACCAGCAGGCTCTCAAGACTCCCATGGAGCCAACCAAGGCAATGAATTTTGGCGTGGCATTCCACGCTGAGATGCTCATTGATAACGCCAGTTCCTTATACGCTGTTCAGCCAGAAGCGGATGGTCGAACCAAAGAGGGTAAGGCTATCAAAGAGAAGTTTGCTTCTGAGAACCAAGGTAAAACTATTATCAGCATGGAAGAAGGTGAGATGATTGTTGGCATGCGTGATTCCATCATGGAGCATCCGCTTGCATCTTCTATTATTGAGAATCGTGGTAACTCAGAGTTCTCTATGTTTGCTACGCTTGAAACCTCAACTCAGCCAATTCTTTTGAAGGGTCGATTTGATGCTTTTGATAAGTCTACTGGCATTCTGATGGATATCAAAACCTGTGAAGATGCTTCACCTGATGGATTTAAAAAGGCTATCAGAAATTATGGATATGACATTCAGCAAGTGCATTATTCTTGGCTGGCAAGTCAGTTGTATACTGTAAATAACTTTTACTTTATCGCTGTTGAAAAAACTCCTCCATATGCTGTTGGCGTTTATGAGATTGGTAATAACATGCTTGAGTTTGCTAAGAATCGCTGGACTAAGTCTATGGAATCGTTTGCAGTTTGTCAGAGCAAAGATATTTGGCAGGGTTATAGCAACGACAGCGTAATCTTAGACGCATGAGCGAGCCTAAGTTCACAGGTGTTTGGATTCCAAGACAAGTGTTCCAGCACACTAACCTCAGCATCACCGCAAAGGTGGTGTATGGGGTGCTGGAGGGCTTGGATAATGAAGATGGGTGCTTTGCCTCTAACTCATACCTGTCTGCCCACCTTGGGCTACAGGAGCGTCAGATTCGTAATGTCCTGAAGGAGTTGGAGACAGAGCGTTTGATTGTCAGGGAGGAGATTGATGGAAAGCGAACCATTCGCACAGTAGTTTCCTCGGCTCTAGGGGAGGCAATAAATTGCCTAGGGGGGAGGCAAAAAATTGCCACGGGGGGAGGCAAAAAATTGCCTACATATAACAAAGTAGATAATAAAGTAGATAAAGATACAGGGACTAACGCACCTTGGGTATCTCCATTACCATTTGAATCTGAGGCTTTTAGCAAAACTTGGAGTTCATGGATTGATTACCGAAAGCAATGCAAAAAGCCTATCAAGCCAGCAACTATCTCAGCACAATGGGAAGAGTTTAAGAAGTGGGGAGAAGATAAATCTATCTATGCTATTCAGCAAAGCATTCTCAATGGATGGTTTGGAATCTTTGAACCAAAGAAGAACATTGGAGTTTATCGTGCAACTCCATTAACCGCACAAGACCACAATGAGTTCTGACCTAGCATGTCATTGCGGAAAGCGTGGAGCATTGTTTGCAAAAGACGATGGAAGCAATAACCTTGTCAGATACCACCATTGCAGGGAGCATATGGATGCTGAGCGTGTTAAATCTTCTGGGTTAGTTGACCCTGTGTTTCCTCCTTCAATGCCAAAGGTATTTGTAGATACTGATATCAACAGGCTACATTCTAAAATCCTATCAATCATTGACTGGAAGCCAGAAGGAGATGTATGCGGTCTTTTGCTTCATGGCACAACTGGAGTTGGAAAGACAAGAGGAATCTGGGAGGTTATTAGACGCTTATGGGTTGATGAAGCAAAGAAGGATAAACAACTTCCATATATGTTTTTAACCATGCGTAAGTTTGAGGGAATGATTGAGCAATCGTTTGATGAACGCAACCATAGCAAAATGATTGACAGCGTGATTGAGGCTAAGGTTTTAGTTTTTGATGATTTCGGTAAAGAGCGTTTAACACAGCGTATGGCTTCAGACCTTTTCAGTATCATTGATGAGCGTAGTATTAACAAGCGTTGCACAATTATCAGCACAAACTTTAATGGCTCTGCATTGCTTGAAAGGTTTGACCCTAGGGACAAAGAGACTGGGGTAGCCATTATCCGTAGGTTCAAAGATTATTATAAAATAGTTGGTATGGGTCTTGACACCCATCCTAAAGCATGAATGTTACCTGCGTCAGTCATGGTTGGTTGACGCATAAGAAAAGGGGGAGTGGCGTAAGAAACCACTCTCCCTCCTTTTAGGTTGACTAGTATTACCCTTTTCTTTTTCCTTCAGTTTCCTCTATGAAAACAAAACTAACCAAATTCCACAGTAACAACGAATCAATGCTAACTGTCCGCATTCCTAAGACCATGATGACAAAGGCTACCAAGGTAGCAAAAGGCATGTCCCTGACACGCTCAGATTTTGTCCGAAAAATTCTTACGAATGCCATTGACTCTCTGTAAGACCTATGTATAACTCTATCTATATCCAACCTGTATGAACCCAAATCCAACCAATGAAAACAAGGTCGAACTCTATGTCGCTCTTGTCAATGCAGTCTCAGAAACCAAGGACATCGTTGCTGATGCAACTAATCCTTTTCACAAAAATAAATACGCTACGCTGTCGGCTCACCTGTCGGCTCTCAAGCCCATCTTTGCAAAGCATGGTCTGGCGATTATCCAGTTTCCTATCGGCTCTGCTGAAAGCGTTGGTGTTCGCACCACCATCATCCACACTAGCGGTCAAAGCCTCTCAGCAGATGCTTTGGTTCCTGCTGAAAAAGGTATGAGTGGACAAAATGCTGGAGCCTTGGTGTCCTACCTGCGTAGGTATGCAATCGCTGGTGTCTGTGGAGTCGCTACTGACGATGACGATGCTGAGTCTGACCGAGTAGCCAAGACGCAATACAAGTCGGCTCCTGTAGCCAGCCAGACGGTTTCTCTTGGAACCACTAAGACCAGCAAGTTCATTCCTAACCCTAATGCTGAACAGGCTGTTCAAAGCAAGGGTTCCTCATCCGCTGTTGCACCATTTGGTGATGCAAAAGGACAGCCTTTGTCTGCTTTGCCACGCACCTCTGATGACAGGAGCAAGAAGTGTGCTGACCTGAACTACTGGGCTAATGTCTGGGAGCCTCGTCCTTTTGGTGACAGCGGTAAAGTTTCTGCCAAGGATTCCGCTACCAAGTCTGAGGCTATTCGCCTATGGAATGAAGCAGAGGCTCCTGCTAGTTCTGACCCAACCATGGACGATGTTCCTTTCTAATTCCAACCCATAAAATACCATGAACGCAAACTACTATTGCTACCCTAACAGCCAGTATATCATTTTGAGCAACGGAACTGTTGCTCGAATTCTGAAGCCTACTGCTCTCAATAATCAGATTTATTATAACCTGATTCTTGATGGCAAGAACAAGCGAGTAAACAAGGAAGCACTTGTTAAGCCGTTTGAGCAAACTTCTGTTGATGGATTACCTTCCTAAGTCAACAGGAGTTACCTATCTACGACACGCCATTAGACATAGAAGTAAGAAACTTAAATACATTATTATTCCTATGGATAAAGCAAAAGAAATTGTAGAACAGGCTAAGCAGTTCACACCAAGCAATGGCAACTACACTCTTAAGTCTAACTCACTTAAGGGTGCGGCTGTCGTGCTTGCAATGGATGCAAAGGAACTTATGGAGCGTCTTAATGCACCACGACCAACTAAGTTGCTTAATGATTTGGCTGAGGCTAGAAACAGAATTAGGGCATTAACCATTGCTGGAAATAACCTAGCCTTAAACTCTACAGAATCATTAAGCAATGAATGGGTTAAGGCAACACGACTATGAGCGTTAAAACTGCTAAAATCTTAGACACCAGAACTGTCTGGAAGAATTTAAAGAAATGTAAAGGTGAAGCATTTGTGTTTAAATTATCTCCACCTTGGAAAGAACATGAATACATTCTAGAGTCTACACTTCCTTCTGAACTAATGTATTTTGCATGTGATAAGTATGGCAAGGTAAAAGATTTTACTGACCTTCCTATAGACCTTGAAAGAGAAGGATATGAAATTGTATGAGTAACCGAAAGTCTACTGAAGGATATCTAAAGATTACAGGAGTTAAGTATCCTGTAAATGTGTTTAAAGGATGGAGCAGAACCTATTGTAAAAATGTGCAAAAGCAGGCAATGAAACTTGCTGAACATAATGCTAAACGCTGGGCTGAACTTTTTGCAAAACCTCTTAACAAGTGGACTGCATGAGCAAATTAATTAAATTCTGTGCTGTAGGTGATAACCATGGTGACATGATAGACAAAGATGTTGCATCTGAATTCTATAAGTTTTTAAAAAAGTTCAATCCTGATGAAATAGTTCATCTTGGAGATAACTGGGACTTCCGTTCTATTAGGCGTAATGCTGGTGCAAAAGAAGAAAACGAATCTCTTGTATCTGATGTCAAGGCTGGCAAAGAATTTATTAGTCGTATAGAACCTACAATTTTTTTAAACGGAAACCATGATGACCGCCTAGACCAGATTATCAATGGAAGCACAAGCGGAATGATGCAGGACTATTGCATGGATTTAAAACAAGACATTCATAACCATCTTAAGAAACATGGTGCAAAGAAGATTTACGATTACCATGCAGAAACAGGAGTTCACCGCATAGGCAAGGTAGCCTTTGTTCATGGATATACATGTGGCATTCGTGCTGTAGAGGAGCATGCAATTCATTATGCAGAACCTCAAGGTGCAGTCATTATGGGTCATCTTCATAGCATACAGCAAATAAATGCTAGAAGGCATCTAGGAGCCGTTGGATTTTCAGGTGGATGCCTATGCCAAAAAAAGGCAATGGACTACGCCAAGAACCGCCTAGCCACCTCAAAGTGGGGGTCAGGCTGGACTTATGGGTTTGTTCAAGGGTCAGACTGGAAAGTGTGGCAAGCCCATAGGGTAGGAAAAGAATTCATCTATTCTATCAAAGGACTATGAACATTCCTAACTTAAATAAATTACAGTCTATGCTTTCTAAATGGAGCGTAGAAACTCCAGACAAAGGATTTTATACTTGCCGTCAGTTGGCAAAGAAATGGGATATAAATGAACGCACAGCATCAATTAGAATTAGAAACTTTATTGAGGCTGGCATTATGGAAACTGCTAAGTTTAAAGTTAAGACTGGCATGGTAACCAGACCCGTTCCTCACTACCGAATTAAACCATGAAAAACCATTTAGTTTGTTTAAAGTGTAATACCATTCTGGAAGCCCCAGAGCGTGAATCTGCAAAGACTTCATGCAAGTGTTCTAACCACGCTTGGATTCAGAAACTGAAGAATCCAAAGTGCTGGTCATATGGGGCTTTAGACCTTCAATCAATACATCGGGTGCGGGAGAAAGCGGTCTGAACTTACTGACAGTTAATTTAATTATCGTGAATACTATATCAATTACTATTACAAAAAGGATAACACAAACTGCCAATTCAAACCATTTGGTATCAAGAATCCATGCAGATGCTGTGGCTATTGACCCTCCAGCAATGAGAACAAATCCTCTAATCTTCCAAGGCGTAAACGCAACTACCAGAAGCCCAGCCAATGCTATCCCTGCACCAATGCAGGACAGCATCCAAAGAACTTTATCTTTTATTGCCCTTTGACTTTCTTCATTTGCTTTGTCTGCAATTGCTTGGGCGATAGCGATTGCACCATCCTTCTCTTCTATTATAGCCCTCAAGTCGTTGGCTTCAAACTCAAACTTCAACGCTTCTTCTTGGTCTTTCTTGATTGATTTTGTGTCGTTAGTATCGACCATCTTTTTAAAGGCTTCAACCCTTTCAACGGAAGCCTTGGCAATTGCTGACAGTCTGGTGATTTGTCCTTTAATAATTTCTTTACTTGCTCCAGCAGGTATTGAAGGAAGGATTGCAGTAAGAGCAGAGTTGGCTTCAGAAACTTCTGCTTCAATGTTTTTAATGTAAATATCTTTTTCATTGTTAGTAATTATTATAGTCTCTGGTGTTGGCATAGTAGAGCAACCAACTAAGTTTACAAAAACAAATAGTATTGCTAGTCTTTGTAAACTCATTTGATTCCAAGCATATCTTTATAACCTTGAACGAATCCTTTAAGTGGCTGTGTGTTGCCATGCATTATATTATATACTGGTGCAGATATAGGATTCTGAAGTTGCCATTCAGGTTCGGCTACTAGTTTACCTTGTTGTTTCCATGCTTCTCCAGCACCTTGAGATTTTTCATCATCATATCCAAGACCACTAACTTTTCTTAAGTAATCAATAGCAGGACGCAAAGCCATAGGGTCTGATGCACCATACTCTCTTTTGTATAAATCCTTTTCTCCTAATGCATTAATTTGCTGTGTAACTTGAATTAAAGTTCCAATAGCACCTAATGCTGGTGCTGATTTTTGAAAAGAATTGCCAACAAATCTAGCAAGTTGTGTTACTTTATTTGTTGGTGCATATATAATAGTTCGTGTAGAGGGCATTGGTTCTACCCAAGGTTTACCATTTTTATCTACACCACTAAGAGTATCTCTTTGTATCTTTCCAACTCTTCTTGCTTCATCTATGTTTGCTTTTCTTAAAGCAATTGCTTCTGGCTCTTGTTGTGCTATGTCAAGTAATGGGCTTGTATATTCCTTAACATCACCACCAAGCGGTTTAAAATGAGGGTTGGCATCTCTAATTGCACTTTCATTTAATCTATATGTGTCTCCAAGACCAAGCACTCTTTGAGAATTTCTTGTATCAATTGCTAATTCTGCTGACGGACTAGATGTAAACAATATATTGCTTTGCCAATTTTTCCCACTTGAAGGAACTGAAAACCTTCCATTTCTTTCATACAATGAAAGTTCTGACGAAAGTCCAGCAAGATTTTCTGGAGTAGATGCGTTAACGCCACGATAAACACCTTGTCCGCTACCATCCGTAAAGTATCTAAGCGTAGAATAAAGTTGTCTATCATCACGAACCATAGAGCCAGCGGTGTTTCTTAAGGCTAATGGTATAGAGTTATGGATTCCTTTTGCTTCTGAATAATTTCTTAAAAGTCTGTTGTATCCAGTTGTTTTAAGACCTGTCTTTGGGTCAATTTCTCCACCTTGCATTGCACTTTTCCACCAGTTGTGTTCTTCATGCGTCAATTGAGGATATGTTCCTTGCATTGTAGCAGGTCTATATGGACTGTCTGGATGCCAGTCGTAATTCATGTTACTCCATCTATTTGGAGCATTTTCAACTCTCATATCCCAAGGGATTTCAACCTTTTGATTTCCTTGTAAATAATATCCTTCTTTATTATAATATGTTCTGAAATCTATATTTCTTATTCCTTCTGGAGGAACAGGTCGTTGAGGAGGAGTTTGTGCTTTTGCATCAATATTATATTTACCATTGCTTGACAAAGCAGTTACATTTCTGTCCCTTGTTGCAGAAGTAACTCTTACAGCGGAAATATTGTCAGTTTGATTTCCTCCTTTAGACCAAAAATTAGTAAATGATGGAGATGTAATTAAATTTGCTGCTTGGTCTGCTTGTGAAGCACCAACAAATTCATATCTTTTATAAAAAGGAACATCAAGCCAATCAGGATTTATAGCATTTATTCCTATTGCTTCATTAGTAAGAGATGAAATATATGAATCATTTTCTTCAGCCATGTTATTTTGTGGTTCGTTTAAATTTCTTTACAATAGATTCAAAGATGTCTGGGGCTAAAGCACCAGCAGATGAATAAATAATACCTTTGTATAAAGCATCTATTGTTGAATGGTTAATAGCAAAGTAAACAAGAGTTCCTACTATAGCACCAGCAATTCCTTTTCTTACCCATATGATTGCCTGCCATTTTTCATCTGTAATGATAAGCCTAGCAACAGCACCCAAGGCTCCAAGCACAGCAACTATCCAGCCACCCTTCTTGAAGTCCTCGGCTGTATCTATTAGGCTAGGGTCTACAGGACTCATCGTTGTTTAGGCTCCTCTTTAATAACTCTTCTTTTAGCCTCATCCTCAGTTTTATATACACCTATCACAGCCTTATAAGGATTATAAACCCTGAAAGTATTCTGCATGTTGATGATTGTATACCCCATGGCATTAGTAAATGACCTACCCTTTCCATATACTTCTGTAGTCCAAGACCTCCATATGCTTATATCTGCCTTAGTGAAATCACGCTTAGGCATAGGTGCAGGAGCAGGAGGAACTACTGGTGGAACTACATTAGGAGGAACTTTAGGAACAACCTTAGGAGGAACTACAGGAGGAACTACAGGAGGAACTACAGGAGGAATAACTACAGGCTCTTTAGTTTCTGTATCAATAATTGGCTGTTTAGTTTCTGGGTCTATTTCTATCTTATTTCCATCTTCATCTATTATGTAAAGTTTCTTATCTTCTGTTTCAAAAATAGGTTTCTTATCCTCAGTTACTTCAGGAAGATTTGTTTCAGTATCAATAACAGGAACATGTGTTTCAGTAACAGGAACTTTGCTTGGGTCATTCTCATCAGTAATCTTTACATATTTTTGTAAATCTTCGTTCCACATTCCAACCCCAACATTTTTACTTTCATCAAATGGCTTTCTTATAATTCCTTCAAATCCTCCATAGCCTTGGACTGTTGATGTTTGCCAGTCTTTAGCATTAACCTTCCAAACAGCAGGTTCACGCATAGCCTCATCATGACCTAAGAATGGTTTTCCAGTTTTAGTTTTTTCCCAAATTTGCCAATCACTTAAACCATTAAGAGCATTAGGTTTTTTATTAGCCTTAGACCATGCTTCCATGTTGTTTCTCCAAGCATCAACATATTTCTTTTCACCTTCAGTAAGAAATCCTTCTGGTCTTGTTTGAAGATTATTTTGTTTAGTTCTTCCTCTTTCATTCATTAAATCAGTAACAGGTATATCCTTGTCATTGTTTCTTCTTCCCATATCTAGACCTCTTACCATTTCATGAACTATTTGATTCAATATACTTGTTTGAGGAACTCCTTGAATTTCAGTAAATTGAGAAATAGCCTCAGATGCTTGATAAGCCAAATCATCAACATTAGGTTTAAACCCAACTTCTACTTGAGGAGCATTTAGTCCTGCAAATATATCTTTTTGCATTGGCATCTTAGCCCATTGACCAATTAATTGAGGGTCATTAAATAAAGCAATTTGAAACTCTGGAGTGCTTATTAATCTATATACACTTCTAGATTTTAATTCAGGAGATTGAAGATAATAACCACTTGGGTCTTTTTCTACATTATATCCTTTTTGCTCCCATGGAGAAACTAACACATATCCTTTTTCAAGTTGTCCTCTATTGCTAGCAGGCTTTCCTTTATCAGTATGTGTAGGCTTATTTAAAATTACTCCTTTTGAAGTCCATGCAGATTCTATTACTCCAGTTTTTTCATTAAGAACCCAAGTGTTTTTTAACAGATGTCTTTGAAGTGAAAGAATTCTTGCAAAATATATTTCACCATCAGGAAGAACTATTCCATCGGCAATTCTTTTCTTTGTGTTTTCAATAAATTTATCAACTCCATCAGCCCAATGCTTTCCCATAAATCCAGACTTATCAGCAGGAGATGGTTCAATAATCTTAGAAAGCAAAGGATTTGCATCTATTGCATCTCTTTCTATTTTAGAAAACAAAGTATGTCCAAGTTCTTCAAGTGCTGTTCCTTCAAAAGAATGACCAGTTAATGCTCTTACTCTTCTTGTATAAGGACTTCCAGAATAGTTTCCTGAATTGAATTGCCGTCTTGTTGCACTATATGCTTTGTCTACTAATTGCTCAAGGTTTAAATGAAGTTCAGAATGACTCTTTCCTTCAAAAACAACAATTATAGGATGTCTAAATTTTGCATCCTTTTTTTGTCCTGTTTCTTTTTCTTCATCTATATCTATTTCATCAGAACGATTTTTAAGGCGTTTTGATTCAGCATCTATATACTCTTTAAGTTTTTTTGCTTCTGCTTTTTCAACTGGGTCAACTGATTTAGAAATAATAGCATATCTTTCTTTAGCCGTAGCCTCTCTTGTAATTCTTGATTCAAATCCACTTCCAACATTTGCACCTGTTACTCCTCCATTCCAAGTCTTTCCAGAATTTACATGAACAGGAAGGTCAAGTTGTGTAGGGTCTGCAAGAGCAAGCATCATCTTTGCCATCTTTGAATGATAGTCGTTTGCTACATTTGGATGAATGGAATCACCTGATTTAAGTATAAAATTAAGAGTATCTCTTACTGTTATTGCTATTTTCTTTTTATGATAATAATCAAAGAATTGCCAAAGATTATGAAAGCCAGCAATAGGAAAAGCATCTGATGCTGATTTTCCTTCTTTACCATCTTCTCCTGCCATTTTTCTTCCAACTATTGATTCAAAATATGTTGGGTCAAAAACAGTTGAATGTCCTAATTCGGAAACTTCATATGGCTCCCATCTTTTAATTGAGTCTTTATATATTGCTGGCTCTTTTGGAAGTTCCCATTCTTTCCATCCTTCACCAACACCTTCATGTGGAGAAAGGTTAACAGTTCTGTTTGTGCGACCTTCACCACGGGGTAGAGGCTCATATGCCGCACCAGCCTGAGCCTTTTCACGGGTGCTACCAATCATACGCTGATGCTGATTAGCCTTGTTTGCAGGAACTATAAAAGTTACATCAAGATTACCGCCGTCTGATTGATTAATATAAATGACACCATCGTGTCCTTGTTCAATTGCTTCACCAAGAATCTTCTCGGTGCGTTTCATCATATCTGTAAACTGTCCGTCTACAACAAGCGGATTGTCAAACCTTATTGCAGATTTAGCAATGTTAGGAGAATTGTCACCCCTATCATAACCTTGATACTCTGCACTAAGTGTTGTGTCATCTGAAGCGGAAAAGTACGCACCATCAATTTCTCCAGCCTCAAGTGTTTTGTTTCTGGAAGAATATTTTTTAGTCTTAAGAAATCCTTCAGATGTTCTTGTTCCGTGTACGCCTACTGCAACAACAGGCTCTCCTGTCCTAAATTGCTTGGAGAAAACTGCGTGTTGATAATACTCACGCATAGGAACATTCTCGGCTAAGTATCCAGCAAAGTCATTGTATGTAGAAGCCGCATTGTTTACCCATTTCTTTGCATCTTTTATTTTCTTTGCAAAGTCTCTAGCGTTTTCATTTGTAAAATAACTATGGCGTTGTTTTTCTAATGCTGGCTTGGCTAAATCTTTTTCAAGTTGTTTTACCTCTGCATAATCTCCTATTGTAAGGCTATGCTCAATTCTATAATCATTTATTTTTATAGTGCCTTTAAGCATTGGGCGTTCTTTTTCTAAATTAGCCACCCCTTTTTCTTTTAACTCTTGAAGTCTAATTCTTTTAGTCTGTCTATCAAGTCCACCAAACATATCCTTAGACATTTCGTCAAGCATCATTAAGGCTGTTTCTTGGTTTATGTTTACTTCTTTAAAGTTTTTAATAAAGTCCGTGAATCCTTCATCGGCAGTCTGAGGTACAAGTTTTCTGTCTCCAACAAACTCCTTCATTTCACGGGTGTTAAATAGGTTTCCAATGCGTCTTGCTTCAGAATATTCATTACTTCCCATAATAGAAGCCTCTCCAATTCCTTCATGTGGAGAAAACGATGCTACTTCTCCGTTGTCTCTCATCAATGGAGTATTGAGAACTTCTGGAGGATTCTTTACTGCATACTTTCTTCCAGCCTCTGTTGCTTCTGCTGGAGTTGCATAAGACCCAATTCTCTTTCCTTGGTCATCATAAGCATCAGTAGCATGCTTAGTCTGAATGAACTTGAATCCAGATGGATGAGAAAATGTTCTACCATTAGGAGTTTCCTCACTATACATTTCAGATGGACTCCAGTTACGAACCAAGTCTCTATAGGCATTTGCATGCTTATATGGAACGCTTTGATTGCGTAGTCTTAAGTTAGTCATTCTGTTCACATGGAATGAAAATACAGAACTAAGAGTATTCCGATTGATTTCACCAGACGGAGTATTTATAAATGTATCAGCCTCACCCTTAGCAAGCCCAAGAACTTGGTGCATTGCATTTCTTCTTTCATTGCCAAGTCCGTCTGTCCAAAGTTGTGCAGAAGGAACTCTATCAGGGTTAGGTGTTCCATCAGGTAGCAAAGCATCTTTAGATGCATTTTCAAGATACCTATAAAAATCCGTCATGAACTCAGCATGATTACCACTCCAAAGTTTTTTAACAGATGGGTCAGACCAAGTGTTATTAGCACGAATTTCAATAACTTTATAATCAAGCATGTTAGCCTTAAACTCAAATGCACCATTCTTATCTATTCTAACATCAAGACCAAAAGGAATAACAGTTCTAGATTTAAACGGAACAGCACCACCACGAACTCTTGAAGGAGCATTTACATCTCCAGCCCTTTCAGCAGTTTTTCCAATTCCTCCAAAATCAACAACATTTCCTTTAAGTTCTCCAGAAATAACACGCTGGAACATTTGCATCTTGTTAGCAAATTCTCTAGTAATATGTCCTGTGTTTATAAGATTTTCCCAGATTGCTGGACTAAACTCACCTCTAATGCTTCCTTCAGCATCTATTGTAAATGTCCTTTGAGACTCAGGAATAGCCATCAATGCTTTATATACAGCCTTACCTTTAACTCTATTTTCTCTAGCAATCTGTTCGTTAGTATTGTGTCTATAAGTTCCATCTATCTGTTTAGTAAACACGCCATCAAGACCATTTCCTTCAATAAATCTTTTACGGCTTGATGCAGAAAGTTTATTGATATCAAACTCTCCAGTTTCATTTACATTCTTTTCAATTCTAAGCATGTCTTTAAAGAACATGTCCATTGCTGGATTAAGAACTCTATTTCCTTTAAATGGCTTAAACACTTCATCAATAGGAACAAGCCTGCTTGTCCCATTAGAATCTGTAAATGTTCTATTAAAATTAAACTCAGGATGACTTAGATTCATTCTGCTTCTCCAGTAATTTCTCCATGACAAACCTGCATCTTCAATTACTCCACGAATTCCTGGCAAATCACCACCATGATATAGCCAATCAACTGGCTTATCCATAAGCATGTGAGAGAAATAATAAGCACCAAACTCTTCACTAAGATGTTCAAGAAGCGGTCTACCACCAAGAGTAGGGTCTGAAATAAGTTGTCCGTTTTCTTCAAAGTTTCTGGTAGCCATTTCAAGACGCTTAATTGCATCAGCATGAGCATTTTTATCTTTGCTAAATTCTGCATCAATATATCTCTTAAACATCTGCTTTACTTCAGCAGGCTCAACAACAGAATTATGAGTAAGGTCACCTTCATTGCTTCTTTCACCAATAACTCTAGAACGAAGTTCTTGAATATAGTAATCTTTCATTACACTTGTTCTCATAACAGAGTGCAAGATTTCATGTGGCAAAGTAGGTCTAGATGCATTGTCTGCATTTATAATTATCTTAACCATTCCGTTGGCTGTGTTCTCAACTACATAACCATTGTTATGCTGAAACTGAGCCATACTGAGAGGCATATCACCATCAGGAAGAATGGTAGTCCCATCATGTTTAAGAGGGTCTAATCCTTTATCTGTAAGGTATTCACCATATCCTTTGTTGCCATATAATTCAATGTGAGTTCTTGGATGAACTATGTCTTTAGCCGCAATTATTGAATCAAAAGAAAACCCTTTTTGGTTAGCCCAAATTTCTGCATTATGCCATTGTTCTGCTTGTTCTGGATGTGTTGCCTTAAGTCCATCAATAACCATTTTTGCTTCAATGTTAGTTCTCATTGCTCTGGTTGCACCAAATGCATCTGCAAGGACTCTACCACTTCCAGCACCTATAGAACCTAAAGCAATACCAGCACCTATGCCATGTCCTAGCCCTTCTTCTCCATCTGACCAAGCACCAAGAGCACCACCAATCATAGCACCATGGGTGCTACCTTTGATAATTTCAGCACCATAACTAAATAGAGGGTCAGCCGCATCAATAATCTTTAGCAAACTTTTTGCATGACCACTAAACTTAATGCCTTCTTTATTGGCATCAATCATAGCCTGTCTTGCATATGAGGCTAGACCTCTTTGACCATATGACATTTGTTCACCTATAATGCCTATGGCTTCACCAACACCAGCCATAGCCCTTCCAGCCGTCATTCCAGCCGTAAGGTATCCAGTTGCCTCAAGAGGGTTAACTACGCCTGCTACGCCAGCCCCAATGCTTCCAATGCCAGTCATTTTAAGGGTGTCCCTAAATTCATTTCTAGAAACTCCAGCAAGGCTTTCAAACCCAGCCCCAGCCTTTTCTACACCATAATCTATAGTTCCTCTAACAGCCTTACCCATGAACTCAATAGGCATGCCAACACCCCATCTAATAGCATTGCCAAGAACTAAATTATTAAGATGAGAAACCCTAGCAGAAGCCATAGCAATCTTTTCTCCCATGCCCATAGCAAGACCAGCACCACTAAAAACTTTACCAAAAGGCACAAACCACATGGGGTCTGCAACATATGAAGCCGCCTGAACAACATCATTATTAAGATGGTCTGGGTCAATTATCATAGTCTTGCTACCATCAGCAAAAGCATCGCTATCTCTTTTAAAGTTTCTAGCCTGAAGAAATTCACGATAAGCAGCATCTGAGTTTTCTTTATAGCCATGAATAGCATTAAAAAATCTAGCCTGAGGTGATGCAGAGTTTTCAGATTGAGCAAGCATGCCATACATGTTTCTTGTTCCCTGTGCAAATGCTTCTGCAACGCTTGGAACAAGAGTCTGCATTCCTTTTTCTTTATCATCTAAAATAGAGTTACCAGCCTTGATAAACTGGTCATAAATGCCACCAGCCGCAGTTGATAGATTTTCAAATAAATCACTTTCACGATGTCTATAAAAATCATTTAACTTCATCCAGTCCTCTTTTGTTGGGTCATAGATACGCTTTTCTTTGTCAGCCTGTATCATGTCCGCATGAATTTCCTCACCATTCTTAGGTGCAGTTATTTTCTTAAATGCATCGTCACGCTCTTCAGCAGGTAAAGAATTAATATACTTATCAACCTCTTGATTTCCAGTATAGGTTTTTCCTCCAGCATTAGCATTCAAGGCAGGCATCGTAATGCCTTCCTGTGATTCATATAAATCAGCCATTATTTTGTATTTTTAAGATAGTGAGAACGAACTGTGTCAATCTCTTTCTTTTTGTCAGCAGGCATTTCAACTGTAAGTCCATACTGCTGAGGCATTTCTACAATTTGAGATGCGATATAATCTTTAAGTCTATTATATTTAGCACTAGTAGATGACCTGAATTGTAAAAAATCAGTAGGATTCTGAACGATATCGTTTAAGATTCCTTGTTCATAATCAGATACATTACCAACACCAATAATTGCAGTTCTCAATTGAGAAATAAGCATCTTTGTGTCAGCATTTGCTTGACCTCTTTTTTCGAGAGAAATAGAACTAAATGCAACATTTAAGGCTTGAAGGTCTTTTATAATGCTCATGCCTTTTAACAATTTAGGATAGTCTGTTCTGAACTTGCCAGCCTGCTCAGGGCTTCCAAAAGAACCCAAACCACCAATTTTAATTCCAGAACCTTTAATAAACTCTGTTGGTTTATAATCACCATTAGGCATTAAGTCTCCAAATTGAACAGCCTTATTAGCCGCAATTTGATGAGGCTGTAGCCCTTCCTTGCCAGTCTGCATTTGTTTCCATTCTTTTCCATCATTGAAAAGAACACCATAAGGAGTAACATTGAATCTAAGAGAATCTTCAGGGTTTTGTTTTCTATACATTTCATCAAAGTTAGAAGGAAGATAACCAAGTCTTTTAGTAAGAAACGCTTTCATGTTAGCCTTCTTTTCTTCATTAGATTCTTGAGTTACTCTGCTATATCCTCCAATAATAGAACCTCCAAGTTTAGTTTCATCATCAAGAACTTCATTGGCTTGAGATATTTGGTCTTGTTCTATCTTTTGTTTTTGAGACAAAGTGCTCATATCAGACTCAGCACTTCCATCAATAACTCTAGGATAATGTTCTAGTAATGCATTGGGGTCTGCAAGTTTATCTCTAAATGCCTTTCTAATTGGTTGAAGATTTTGCTTAGTATTTTCAAGTTCTCCAATGTGTTTATCAAGAACATCAAGAATTCTTCCTTGTTCTCCAGCAGTCATTGGTTTTCTTTGACCAAATTTATCAGCAAAAGGAACTCCACCAAACATTGTGTATCCAGTTCTTTGTCCTCTAACTTCAGTAAGTGCAGAATTAATCTGTTGCTTTATAGTAGTATCATAAACTGTTTCAGGAACAGGATTATCATTTTCTGGAGTTAAAATTGAATGTGCAATACCAGTCCAAAAACCTGCCTTCATTCCGCCTGCTAATATTTTAGCCTCCATATCTCTTGTTAAGAATTTAAGTTCAGCAGTTCCAATACCTTTCATTTGAGCAACAGCCTCTTTCATTGCTTGTGCTTTTAGTTTATCATTAACAACTACATTAGTAACTTTGCCTCCAGATTCTTTTACAATTTTTGAGGCATAATTAGCAATTTTTGCTTTATATAAACTATATCCTTTAGATGCTATTGCTTCTGCTCTTGCAGTTGTATTTAAAGCATTAACTCCTTCAACTCCTGCACCTAGTGCTTTGTATGCACTATTTCCACCACCCATCCAAAGAGTTGCGGCTTCTATACCAACTTTAATTGCATGGGCTTCAGTTGGGTCAGTAAGTTGATATTGGCTTAAAGCAGTAAAATCTGCTCTATCAGAATTTCCTTTTGCAATGTCTTGTCTAAATCCTTTAAGGTAATCAATTGCAGGGCTAACGCTTTTTTCCATTGAATCAACCTGTGATAGATGTTCATAGATATTATTCTTTGCAATATTAACCTGTTCTCTTTGCCTATCAGTAAGTTTAGCAAGTGTTTGTGCAACACTAGAAACCTCTCTTTGACCAACATCTACAGGTGTTTTTGTTGCACCAGTTACATTGGTATTATAGTTACCAACTGGAACTGTTTTAACAGGAGTAAATTCTGGCTGTGCTTCTCCTTGAGTTTCATCATCAACAACTTTTTTAGGTGCAATATTTGCATTAATTTCTCCAGAATATGTCATTCTGCCACTTGAATCAGTATCAAATTTATTTGGTGATGTATCCTCTGCGTTGTCAGAAGGTGGAGTTCCTCCAGTTGCTTCTTCTTGAGATATATTAGCAGGAGGAACTTCTGGAGCCTCAATAGGCAAATAACTATTTGCTGGTCTATCTTGAGCCTTGTTTTGTTCTTGAGATGGAGGTATGCGTAGTTTCTGACCAGCCTTAATATCTACATTAAGAGGAATATTATTAGCCTTAGCAAGTGATGCTCTTGTTACACCAGCATTAGCCGCAATTTGAGCAAAACTATCTCCTTTAACTGCAGTATACCAAGAGTCTGGTTTTGGTTTAACAGCATTTGGATATACTTTACTAGGAGCAGGAGTTTGAATTTTGACAGAACCATCTGGGGTTTGAAGTCTTTTAAAACCACCAACAGGGAAGTCTCTTAATCTTTTATAATATTCTTCTTTAGTTTCTCCTTCCTCTTGCATTTCTCCTAACTCTACTTTTGCAGGAGCAATTACTTGAGGCTCTACTGCATCAGCCGCATCTGTTTCTTTTTGAACATCTTCAAGACTTCTAAGTTTAATGGTATTTCTTGCAACATATTCTTCCTGTTGTTTTTGTCTTTGCTCTCTAAGCCATTGTTGTTCGCTTGTCTCTGGAGGAACAGTTCCAGACATAATAAATTTGTTTTGCTTAATTGCTTGCTCAATAGGTTCAGCAACTCTTTTCCAAGTATCTCTATCTGTTAAATTATCATCACCCCAATTACGCAAACCTTTAGCCCATTGTTTATGTTGGTCACTTCTTCTTTGATATAACTCTGCAAGTTTTTTAGTAAGTTTTTGATTTTCTCTATCATAATAGAAATAATCTTCATCTTTAAGTGGCTTAGGAGTATCAGCAGTAGCACCAGCAACAGGAACTCCAACAGAGTTATCAACTGCAACTACAGGTGAAGGAACTGCACTTACTGGACTAGGAGGATTGCTAGGATTTGTTACACTATCTGCAGACACTTTATTAGGAACTCCATTAGAACCCATTACTCTATTATTATATTCATCAATAGTATTGATATCACGACCAGCCGCATAATGAGTATCAAAATAGCCTAATGCTCCTGTATCTTCTCCTCTTGCTTCTGCTTCAGATGCTTGTCTTGCTCTTGCAAGAACATCAAGAGTATGTGCTTTAACTCTTGGGTCTATTTTGTTATTTGCACCAATAGCAGAAGGAAGTCTGTTCAAGAAGTTTTTAATATAATCATCTTTAGATACAGCCTTAGAACCAGCAGGAAGCCTTGCAACTTGAGCATCATAATTTTCACCTGCTCTAGCAATGTTTTGGTCATAAGTTAAATCATTAGACCATCTTTCACCATCAATGTCATTAGTTCCAATAGGAACATTAGTTACCTGTGGGTTACCGCCATATTCAGACATAGCCCTATTTTGCTTAGCAGTTTTAATTAATTCAAATACACTTAAATCCTTACCAAGATTAGCCCAATTAGCCTTGGCTTCAGCAACAGTTCCAAGAGCCTTACCAAAAGACATGTTGTGAATGTCTCCAAGAGACTTCATTGTTGGGTCTAAATGTGCCGCAAATGGTGCATACTCAGGGTCATCCAAAAGCATCTTTTGCATGGTAGCATGCTGACTTAGCAAACCTTCTGCTTCACCAAGAGTTGCTTCCCAGAGTTGTTTATTTTTAGAATAAGTTTTTATTCCTTCTGCAATGTTCTCACCAAAACTGCCAAGAGCATTGCTATACATTTCACCAATCCTAGCACCAGCCTCTGAAGTGCCAGTAACTGGAGTTATACCATTTTGATATTGTTGAAACATTGCCATAAATTTATTTATTAGCCTCCAATTTTATAACCATTAGGATTATAATTATAACTAGAAGCAAAGTTTCCAATACTTCCATTATTAACTGTTTGCAAACCGCTAGAGCCAGCAGTAAATGAAGGTTGATATCCCATTCCTGAATTTCCTTGAACCATACCACCAACCGCACTTCCAGCCATTGCTCCAAGCATAGGCATACCAATCATAGCACCACCAATAGTTCCAGCCATTTTTAATACACCTCCAACAATTCCAGCACTATTTTGTGCATTAGCCTGCTGTGCAGACATTTGATTTTGTTGATTAGCAGAAATAAGTGAAGCGTTATATTGAGATTCAGGTTGAAAGATTTTTGCTCCAAGTCCATTTGTCATAGCACCAGCAGTTTGATAAAGATTTGCAGGAGAATATGCTTGCACCTGTTGCATGGTGTTGTTTCCAAAAGTTGCCATAGCATTTTGAAAATTACCTTGTCCTGTTGAATACATTGCACCAGCAAATTGCCTGTTTCTATCTTGGCTTTGAATTCCAAGTTGATAATTATTTAGCACTTCCTGCATAATTCCTTGATTTCCATTAAGACCTCTTGCGGCTAAAGCAGACCTAGCAGATTGCTCTGAATACTTTTTCTGTTCTGGGGTAAGTCCTGTTCCAGCCTCAAGTCCAGTTTGAGCAGAACCCATCATTGAATCATAAAGACCCATAGCCTGACCACCCATTCCCTGTCTATATGCATCTTGAGACTGCTGTCCAATTTGACCATATACAGGAGCCATTGTGCTGGCATACTGAGAAGCAAGTTGAGCAGACTTTGGCATTATCTTGCCATAAGAATCTAATTGATAATCCATCTGCCTATCCATCATCTGCTGTTGCAGTTGCTGGTATTGAGGCTGATACTGTTGCTCAAGAGCAAGCAGTCTTGGCTGGATTGCTTCCTGCCCAGCAACAGAGTCCATCATTTCTTGTTTATAATCTCTAGGAGGAGGTGCTATTACTTTTTTTGTGCCCATTTTTGTATATATTTAGTTGTTATTTTTTTGATAGCATCAAACCTGCATGCGTATATGTTTTGATTTTCCCAGTTTGGATATCTGGTTTTAAATTTATTAAAAAGTTGTTTTCCAGAGTTTTCGTTAGTTGAAATAAAGTCCATTATGCATATATCTTTATCAGACTCTTCTTCACTTTTAACTGGATTTCTAAAAGAGAACATCTGTTCTTTATCACCACAAAACTTGTTTTCAATAGGATAAGCAACACCTATACCTATAATACCATTTTCATCTGAAGCAACAAATAAGTAGTTAAACTTAAAAGACCACACTAAATAGGCTTCAAGAGTGTCACCAAACCCAAAACACTCACCCCTGCCTTTAAATCGGTTGCTTTCTATAAAGGATATTAACTCGGTTAAAATCACAAAGCCTTATATTTGAATATTCTAAATGTAGTATTCCAAGGAAGAACCATGTTGTTTAAACCAGTAGTTGTTGCATCAGATTGCCAATAAGACTCATTGCTGGTTCCTCCAGCAGAGGTAGGACTAATAGTGGTAAATCCATCAAGTTGATTAGCATATCCAGTAGGAACACATTGTTTGGCTGAAATCCTAAATTTGCCATCAAATGCGGTTCCTTTATTTATAACTGTTTTCCAAGAAAATGCATCAAGAGAAATACAAGAACTTCCAGAAATAGATGCTACTGCATTTGATGGATATTCAACTCTTTGAACCCAAGTATTTGTAATTGCAATAGTTCCGCCAGTTGTAAGAACTGTCTCCATCTTCCATTTAGCAGGAAAAGTGTTAACAATAGATGTAGATGGAGAACTAGACATATTGATAACTTTCATATCAACTTCAATTATCCATATCTCTGAAACATCCTTTACATATGTAGCAGAATTCCAAAGAGCATCCCATGTATTTGCAGCATTAGAATTACCATTTCCCCAAGATGCTTTAGGAACAGTAAGTTCAGTAATTTCATATAGTTGAGGAATTGGTGCTCCAAGCACAGTAGGAGCAACCTTAAAATTGCTGTTTCCAACTACTTCAAAATTGCCTCTTACTTCAACATCTCCAACAACATCTTGACCTCCATTTATAAAACTACTTCCAGTTACAACAACATTTCCAACAACTTTTTCAGTTGCACTTTTAACATATGTGCAAGAACCAGAGCCAATAGTTGCGGCTATAAGCATTACATAAGTAAAAGTAAGCGTAGTAACTGCTGTAATTTTAAATAAACCATTGTATCCAGCACTAGCACCAGAAATAGTAATAATTTGATTAACAGCAAGACCATGTGCAACTAGTGTTGTAACAACAACAGTAAGTCCATTTGCACTTGTATATGTGTTTCCAACAACAGAACTTGAACTTTGAGGGGTTACAGTAATATCACTTCCAGTTCCACCAGTAATAGAAGAAGTTACTATAGGAATATTACTAGCAATTATATCACTAATTAATGCTTCTTTAATTACTCCTGCATGATTTATAATAGTAGAGTCAGAAGCAGTAACAGTTCCAGCATCAACTGGAGTTTGGTCTGTAATTATATTTACAGTAACTGTTGCGGAATCAACAAGTTGATTAAGTCTAGCCGCAGTAAGTTGTTGATTGTCGGCAAAAGTATCGCCTTTAAGAATTTGAGCCATGTTATTTTTTGTTTATGTTATTTCTAAGTTGTTTGTTAGCGTATACAAATACAGACCTAATTGAAGGTCTTTTAGCATATGATATAAATTTCATAATCATTCCAGTTGCATACTTTCTGATAGGATTAGCCCTTTTAAAATCTTCATATGAAGGAGAACCAAGAGAGTCTACTTTAATTGTTACATCTGGATTTGAAAGTTGTGCATAGGTTTCAATATAATCACCACCAACTGAAAGCATTTCTGCTTCATATGCATTAAATCTTTTATCTCCAACTCCATCAAATGAATATTTTCTTGTTTCAAGAATAGCCTTTATATCGTTTTTAATAAATGACAAAGGGTTTAATGTTATTACATTTGCATTAGGGTTTCCAGCGTTATCAAAAAGTGCTACAAGTATTAAATTTCCATATTTTCCTATTGCAATATCAGATACACTATCTGAAGTTAAAGGAGATGGAAGTATGGGATTTCCAAGAGAAGCACCAAACTCATCCCAATCAAGTTGTTCAGTTAAAAACAAACCTTGATTATTATCTACAAGATACATGCGTCTTTGGTTATCCTTTTTTACAACAACAAAGTCTTTCATTGAAACTGACTCTGCTTTTGAAAAAGTGCAACGACCACTTGGATAATATCCATTAGGAATAGTATCATCCCATGGAAGTGTTATTGAAAAATACTGGTCTGAATATCCTGCAACATTAGTTACTACAAATGTTCCTGCATCATAATGACCATTAATTGGGGTTGAACCAGAATAACTTTGACCAAATGTTATATTAATATGGTCACCTAAAGCAAGACCATGAAAAGCACATGTTATAGAAATGACAAATCCAATTCCTGCACCATGTGAACCTTGAGTCCAAGTCTTATCTTCAAATGGAGTAGTAGTGCTTACTAGAGTTGGATAAGTATCTACAGATTCCCAATTCTTTAAAATAAAATTATATACAAGAATAGTGTTATTAACAATAGAGTCATCAAGCGGAACGGAAAGGTAATAACGATTATTCCAATAGGTAGCCACAGAACGATGGGCATAATTTCTGTTAATTCGCTGTATGATATCATCTATAGGTGCAGAAATAGGGTCTGCCATAGTAAGCAGTTTCATTGACTCTGCTGAAGATGGCTGGGGCTGAAGATAGTAAACACCATTATCAGACAAAAAGAACACTCCGCCACCAGCCTGAACTACAGACTTTCTAGCAGAACATCCTATATCTGTGGCTAATGTTTTGACATAAGAAGTGTCACTTAATGGAGCACCTGTAGCATATCTTTCGTTTCCTACAAATACATAGAAAATGCTGTTACGCATAAACACCAAAAACTCATTAAGAGTCCAAGGTGATATACCCATTATTTGGTCATTGCCACCATTGTTTATAGTATATGCATCTGCAATATCCCAATGAGTCCAATCAAGATAATTGCCAATAGATACAGTATCATATTGTCTGTCTGTATTTGTTTCTGAATGATACATTCCTAACGAAACTATTCTATTTCCATAATACATCAATGCTGAAGAATTAGGAAATTCGTGTCCGCTTGTGCTGCTAGATGGAAGTGCAATTATGCTTGTTGCAGTATCCCATTTAAGAGGTCTTTTATTAAATCCACGACTAATAAATACGCTATCAACAGCGGCACATACATCACAGCCATCTGGAGTTATAATTAATTCTTCATGACTATAACCACAAGTTGTAGATACAGCCCCAGCCAAAGCAGGAGCAAGTAAACTAAACTGAAATGTATTAGTAGTAACAGATGTTACTGTTTGAAGCCCAGAATAGCCACTTGCTGTAGTTTCTATATATACAGGGTCACCTACTTGCAATCCATGTGCAGTTGAAGTAACTGTGCAAAGAACACCATTGCTTGAAACAAGTGCTTTTCCTCCACTTACAAAACTTGGAAAATATATCTTAGATGACAGCGTTTCCGTTTGAGGATTATATGTATAAATACCATTAGCAACAACAAGAATTATTAGTTCTTGTCCGCTTGATAGAACATAAGTTCCTGCTCCATAAATAACCTGTCCAACAAGAGCACCAATAGTTTTGCGTTGAAGTCCTTTTCTTGTGGTAGCAACACCTCGGTCTAACCTAAAATTCTGAGAACGACTAACCATCCCTGCAGACAAAGCACTAGGATTGTCACGGCTATTAAGCCCAACAAACGCTATATCTCCATCCTTTAGGGCTTCATTAGGCATTATTTAGAAATAATAGAATAATATATATCCTTAAGTTTATCAGCCCATCGAGTGCCAACATAAACACCACCAAGGAAAATAATTATAGTAAAAATAAAAGTAATCATACAGGAAGAGAGATTTTAAGACGCTTAAGTTCAGTTTTTAGTTGAGACTCAGTAGGCTTGTCAATAAGCGTTAAACTGCCGTTGTATTTACCGCCAGACTTGAACTCTTGGTAGCCAAGGCATTTGTTATCTTTGACAAAGGCAACCCAGCCAGAAGGAATGATAGTTTCAGTAGCCATAAAGTTTAGTAGTAATAGCCTCCGTTACCGTCCCAGTAATATTGATTCATTCCATCGTTATAGATGTATGTGCCATATGAATAATAAGAACCTTGGTTGTCATTTGCATAATAACTTTCAGCCCCACTTATGCTATAAAATGTAAATTTGCCGTTTGGAAAATAAGAACCTGCAACATAAACATTATAATAACCAGCACTCATTCCGC